TATTCGGTTGATCCCTCAACAATTATCAGACTTTATAAATGGAATGATGCTTATATCTTTGATGAGGTATTGTATCGTAAGGGAATGTTAAATAGAGACCTTAGCTACTTCATCAAACAGAACGATATACGAGAAAACATCTATGCTGATAGTGCAGAGCCTAAGTCAATACAAGAACTAAGAAACTACGGACACAAAGTATTTCCTGTATCAAAGGGTAGAGATTCTATAGTCTACGGAATAAACCTAATCAACCAAAACGAAATCTATATTACAAGCCATTCTAAGAATCTCATAAGGGAGTTACAGGGTTATGTATGGGATAAAGACAAAGAGGGAAACAATCTACAAAAACCTACAGGCACACACCCTGATTGTATTGATGCAGCAAGATACGCACTAATGATGCAACTCAAGAATCCTAATAGAGGACAGTATGCAATTAGATAGTTTTAAAACTTAATTTTTTTACGTTATATATATATGAAAGTAGAGGTATATATTCCTGACACTTTAAGTGAGATCACTTTAGGTCAATATCAAAGATATCTTAAACTACAACAAGATAACACAAACGAAAATCTTTTAGCTACTAAAATGATTGAGATATTTTGTGGTTTAAGAAACGAAACAATAATGGCTATGAAAGCCAACAGTATAAAAGATATAACTATGATTCTTACTGATATGTTTAACGAAAAGCCTCAACTTGTAAGAGAGTTTAAAATGGGCGGTGTGAGTTATGGTTTTATTCCTAAAGTTGAGGATATGTCTTTTGGAGAGTATATTGATCTTGACACATTTATAGGAGATTATGAAAACCTACACAGAGCTATGAATGTTTTGTACAGACCAATAAAACTAAAAGACAAAGAAAAATACTTAATAGAAGATTACGACAGTCAAGACCCAGATGTAATGAAAGATATGCCAATGGATGCTGTATTAAGTTCTATACTTTTTTTTTACAATTTAGGGATGGACTTGTCAAAAGCTATGCTGAATTATTTGGAGGACAACGAGACGAACTTAGCCCAATATCTAACTTCGGAGCAAAATGGGGATGGTATCAATCACTTTTCGGACTCTCTCAAGGAGATATTAGACGATTTGAAGATATCACTAAATTAAACGTTCACACCTGTTTAAATGCTTTGTCATTTATGAAAGAGAAAGCACAGATAGAATCAAATCAAATGAAAAACAAATTTAAGAAATGAATCAAGGAGTAAGAGGCTATTACCAAATCACAGACACACTAAAGACAAATCTATTAGCAGATGAGAATGTCAACACAGTAACCACAGGAGACATCTTTGACATAGACCTATCTAAACAAACTATATTTCCTTTAGCTCACATCATAGTAAACTCTGTAAGCATACAAGAACAAATCTTAAGTTTTAACATAACTGTAATGGCTATGGATGTTGTAGATCAGTCTAAGGATGAAACAACAGACATATTCAGAGGCAACAATAATGAGCAAGACATACTCAACACACAATTAGCTGTAGTTAATAAGTTAGTAAGTGTTTTAAGAGGAGGCACACTTTATCATAACCAATACCAACTACAAGGAGATGCTTCGTGTGAGTTTTTTTATGAAAGGTTTGAAAACCAAATGGCAGGGGTAGCTTGTACCTTTGATGTATTAATAGCAAACGACATAAACATATGCAGTTAAAAGAAACCAGAGAGGCACTTAATAAGTTTGGAAAGTTTGTTATACAACAAGCCAGATCAAGATTAACAAAAGGAAATAAAAACGTAAACAAGAAACTATACAACAGTTTAGAGTACCTACCATTTACAGATGGTAATTTTATAGGTGTTAAGTTTTTTATGGAACAATACGGAAAGTTTCAAGATCAAGGTGTAAAAGGTACAAAGTCAAACTATATAGAGAATAAAAAAAGTCCCTTTAGTTACAAATCTAATATGCCTCCACCAAAAGCATTTAAAGATTTTATTAAAAGAAAAGGCATAAAAGGTAGAGACAAGAAAACAGGTAGATTTATAACTGACAAATCTTTACAGTATTTAATAGCAAGAAGCGTATTTCAAAAAGGTATAAAGGCAAGTATGTTTTTTACCAAACCATTCAACCAAGCGTTTGATAAACTTCCACCTGAGTTACAGGAAAACTTTGTAAGAGATATAGAAAATATAATATTTGAGTAATGGCAACAAAGATAAACGTAAGAAGTCCTTTTTATTTAAAGGTATCACAAACAAACATAGCAACAGCTACACTAAAACTATATATATACACAGGAACTTTTGTTGCTAATGCTTCTGTAGCAAACGAAAAATATACACTCACAAAAGATGTAGTTACAGCAGGATTTATTGTATTTGAAGTAGCAGAACTAATAAGAGACTACTTAGAGATAGAATTTGACGGATCTTACACAAGTCAAGTAGTTTGGGTAAATGCTATCATTACTACTACTGTGTCAAGTGGATCGGCAACAGCAACAGTAAGTCCAGACAATACTAATGGCTTTGTAGCTTTTGATGGTTATGGATATTTCAATGAGGGTGCAAATCCTGTTTTGTCTACAGGTTTGTTGATGTCTAACAACACCATATTTAGACTCAATGATAGTAATGTAAGAATACCTGTTTATACAGGAGCAACAACAAGCGTTAGCTTCTTAAACAACGGAGTAGTAAAAAGAACACAAGCAATAAGCACCTCAACAAACACCAACGCTCAAATAGACTATGTAACAGTAAGTGGACAAGATAATAATGACACCTATCAAGAAAGAGTTGTAGCAGATGGTGGAATACTTGAATCTTCTAAATGTCTTGATGATTTCTTAGATAGTATTGATGTAGGAGTAGTAGATGAGGTGTATATAGCCACAGCCGATTCAACAGAGGTAGTAAAGATAGAAAGTGTAGAGGAATGTAAGTTTGACCCAATTAAGGTTACGTTTGTAAATAAGTTTGGTGCTTTACAAGATATGTGGTTTTTCTTAAAGTCTGTAGAATCTACAAATATAAAATCAGAACAATTTAAGGCATCTATATTTAATCAAAGCACACTTAGCTACAAAACACACAAACACCAACAACAGTCGTTCTTAACACAAGGCAAAGATAAAATAGTTATGAATACAGGATATCTAAATGATGACTACAATCAAGTCATAGAAGAATTGTTGTTAAGTGAGCAAGTTTTCTACACAGAGCTAACAGATACTGCTGAGGTTGTTGTTCCTATCATTCCTGTAACTAAATCGGTTACATACTTAACGCAACTAAACGACAAGCTAATAAACTACACAATAGAATTTGAAAACGCATTTGACAAGATAAACAACATTAGATAATGCAAAGCATACAGCTATATATAAACAATGAGATAGTAGACCTGTTTGAAGATGAAAGCGTTTCTCTTACACAAACAATTCAAAACGTAAAAGATATCAAATCTATTTTTACAGACTTCAGTCAATCCTTTAGTGTTCCTGCATCAAAAAGAAACAACAAGATATTTAAACATTTTTACAACTACGATATAGATGCAGAATCATCTTTTAATGCTAACGATTTAGTTAGTGCAACAATAGAAATAAATTACAGGTCTTTTTCTAAAGGCTTCATAGGTTTGAATGGATCACAAATGAAAAACAATAAAGGATATGCTTACAAAATAACATTCTTTGGAGAAACAATAAGCCTCAAAAACAAACTTAAAGAAAAAAAGTTAGCTTCAGTATTTCAAGGGGTGAACACCTATGACCATAGTTATAGTGTATCTACAGTAAAAACAGGTTTAGAATCCTCTTTAGTAAGTGGTGCTGTAAAATACCCTTTAATATCACATACAGAAAGGTTTTTTTTTGATAGTGGCTCAAGTGTAGCAGACACAAGAAACCTACACTACAACGAATCAGGAGGAGGAGGAGGTGCGCATAATCACGGAGTAAGATACACAGATTTAAAACCTGCTTTAAAATTATCTAAGATTATTGAGCAAATAGAAACATTTGCAGACATTGAGTTCACAAAATCTGCAAGTGATGATTTTTTTAATACCTCTGCTAATTCAGTTTGGGACAGTTTATATTTATGGTTAAGCAGAGTAAAAGGCACAATAGGTCTTAATATTTCTGGTACTGCCGAAATAGATATGCCAATTACAAGTATAGATTTTTCTAATGCAAATCCCAATCAATGGGACCCAACAAGTCAAGGTACAAATCCAAATACTGTTCCTTATTCAAGAGTAGTAAATGGAATTTGGACTGTGCGTTCAGCCTTTTTTACACATTATCAAACTATATTTGAAGCTACAAGTTTATCAAACTTTACTATTATAGTTGAAGATATTGCAGGAACAACACCAGTTACCATTGGATCTGCTACAGGGACTGGAACTATAAGCACAGGAACTGTTGAAATATTAGGAAATCAATTTACAGGTGGGACGACCAGATCTATACGTTATAGAGTTACAAGCGAGGATCCTGCAATTACATTTACACCAACTATCTCTTTTAAATATCGATTTGGTGGACCAAATTTTTCAACTTTTACCACAACAGTAACAGGGACAGACATAGCACCTAATGGAGCTGTAACTAATATAGTGGTTGCAGATCAAATGCCTGATATTAAGATTATAGATTTTCTTACAGGTATATTTAAGATGTTTAACCTGACAGCTTTTGTGCAAGATGATGGCAAAATTAAAGTTAGCACTCTTGATAATTTTTATAGTAGTGGGACTGAATACGATATAAGTCAATTCGTGGATGTCAAAGAAAGCAATATAAACTATGCAATACCATTTCAAGAAATAGCTTTTAGGTTTCAAAAGCCTGACACATTTTTAGCTTTAAACTTTGAGCAAATAAACAACAAAATATTTGGAAATTTAGAAAACACTACAACAGAAAGTCCTGATGTACAAACAACAAACAGAGGCAGTAAATATGTGGTTACGTTGCCTTTTGGTAAAATGATATATGAAAGATTAAATGATTTAGATGATGGCTCACAGTCCTTAATACAGTATGGCTATTGTGTTGACAAAGATCAAAATCCTACAAACATAAAGCCTTTAATTTTAAATATAACAAATACGACAACAGGCACTAATACAAGTTTAAGTTTTTATCAAGGTGTGTCATCTAACACAGCAGCAAAGCTAACAACTCACAACAGACCATCAAATACCTTTAGCACATCACAGAGTTTAAACTTTGGTGAGGAGATTGACGAATATACAGGTAATGCAGAGGATGATAGTTTGTTTGAGAACTTTTACAAAAATTACATTGTAGATACATTTAACAAGAAACGTAGGCTTACAAAAGTAACAGCATACTTGCCATTAAAGATACTTTTAAACTATACACTTTCTGATAGATTTATAATCAACAATAGAAAATTTAAAATAAATAGTATAAAAACAAATTTACAAACAGGAAAGTCAGAAATAGAATTACTAAACGAATGATAAAGAATATATTAGAGATGCTGCCCTACGTAAAGGGAGGATCAGAACTTATAGAGATAGCAAAGGGTAAATATAAATATCCAGAAAGTATAAAGGAAGCGTACAACAATTTTAAAAAGCAATTATGGGACAAGTAATCGAAGCAGAACTAAAACTAAAATACGGCAATGCTATAAAAGAGGTTGAGCAATTAAAAAAAGAACTACAAGAGGTCAAACAGTCTTTTGAATCAAGTGATAAAGCAGCTAAAGATTCTGCTGAAAGCTCTAAAGGTTTCGGTAAGGCATTAGGTGCTATTGGTAAAGCAGGTGGTGTTATATTTTTGCTTGAAAAAGCTTTTGGATTATTTCAAGACACGTTGGGTAAAAATCAGACAATTATAGATGCAACTGCTACAGCAACAGAGTTTTTATCTATAGCCTTTAATGATTTGTTTAGCTTTATACAAAACAATGTTGGCTTAGTTACAGGCTTCTTTAAATCTATATTTGATGATCCTAAACAATCTTTAATAGATTTTGCTAATGCGTTTAAAAGAAACATACAAGAAAGGTTTGAATCTTATTTAGACACATTAGGCTTTTTAGCAAGTGCAGTTAAAAAAGTGTTTAGTGGAGACTTTGCAGGTGCTTTAGAAGATGTAAAAAGCGCAGGTAAAGAATCGTTAGATGTACTTACAGGTGTAGATAACACTTTTGAGAAATCTGTCGAAACTGTTGGCAAAGTAACAAAAGCAGTTACAGAATATACTAAATCAACTTTTGAATCTGCAAAAGGGACAGTAGAACTTAATAAACAAGCTCAATTAGCAGATGCCTTGCAACAAGGATTAATTGAGAAATACGACTTACAAGCAGAGCAACAAAGACAAATTAGAGATGACGAAAGTAAAACTATAGAAGAAAGAATTAAAGCTAATGAAAAGTTAGGAGAGATACTTGACAAGCAAGAGGAGGAGATGATGAAAAATGCACAGCTAAGAGTTGATGCAGCAGAAAGAGAACTTGCAAAAAACGAAGATAACCTTGAAGCACAAGTAGCACTAATAGAAGCAGAAAATGAATTAGCAGCAGTACAAGCACAGGTTGCAGGTTTTAGATCAGAACAACTAACAAACATAAATTCTTTAGAAAGAGAAAGATTAGATTTAATTGATGAAGAAAAAGATAAACAAGAACAAGCTGTAAAAGATCAAGAGATATTAGAAAAAGCAAAAGTAGATATGGTTAAAAATACTTTTGGTAACATAGCTACAGCTTTAGGAAAAAACTCAAAAGCAGGTAAAGCATTTGCTGCTGCACAAGCTCTTATAAATACATATCAAGGTATATCTGCAGAACTTGCTACAAAGACAACAACTCCATTTGGTTTTGCTCTTAAACTTGCTAATATAGCTTCTACTGCTGCTATTGGTTTTAAATCTGTAAAAGATATATTAAAGACAAATCCAAAATCTGTATCAGGAAATAATCCAGATACAACACCTCCTAATGCACCACAAGCACCTGCATTTAATATAGTAGGAGCAAGTGATTCTAATCAACTTGCAGATGCAATAGCAGGACAATCGCAACAACCAGTAAGAGCCTTTGTAGTTTCTAATGATGTAACCTCTGCACAAGAGCTTGATAGAAATATTATTGAGGGAGCAAGTATAGGATAAACAAAATTAAAAATTAATACGTTATACATATATGAGAATCGTTGAACTTATTTTAGGAGATGATGAGCTTACAGGAATAGAAGCTATATCAGTAGTAGAGAATCCTGCTATAGAAGAAGATTTTATAGCACTTAAAAGCGAAGAAATAAAACTTGCAGAGGTAGACAAAGAGAAACGTATTCTTATGGGTGCTTTGCTTATTCCAAACAAACCTATCTATCGTAAAAAAGGAGATGAGGAGTATTATATATATTTCTCTACTGACACAGTAGCTAAAGCATCACAACTTTATTTAATGAATGGAAATCAATCCAAAGCTACATTAGAACACCAACATACAATCAACGGATTGACATTAGTAGAATCTTGGTTAGTAGAAGATGATGTTCACGACAAATCTCGTAAGTATGGTTTGAATGTTCCTGTCGGTACTTGGATGGGTGCAGTAAAGGTAAACAACGATGAGATATGGAACAACTTTGTAAAAACAGGTAAGGTCAAAGGTTTCTCAATAGAGGGTTACTTTGCAGATAAAATGGAAAGACCTAAAGAGCCTGTAAATGACTTTGAGGAAGAAGAAGCAGAAGAAATGTTGTCTGTAATAAGATCAATAGTAAGAGAGGACAAGCGTTTAAAGGGTGGTAAGAGGCGAGAACTCGAAGCATATAGCGATTACCCTAACGGAGTAAAAAACAACGCTAAGAAAGGCATAGAGTTAAACGAAAAAGTAAACAATAAATGTGCTACACAAGTAGGCAAGATACGAGCTAAACAACTTGCACAAGGAAAACCCATCTCAAAAGAAACAATCAAAAGAATGTACTCTTTTTTAAGTAGGGCAGAAGAATACTACGATGAAGGAGATTCTAAGGCTTGTGGTACTATCTCTTACCTTTTATGGGGTGGTAAGGCAGGACTTAGATGGTCAGAATCTAAACTAAAAGAATTAGGCGAGATACAACTTGCTACAATGGTTATAGATGACAACTTTGCAATCATAGATGACAGATTAGCTTATGCAACACAAGAGAAAGCTGAGGAAATGGCTAAGAACATAGGTTGTAAAGGTTTTCATACACACGACTTAGAGGACAAGGATGGCGAACTAAAAACTTGGTATATGCCTTGTGAAACTCATATTAAGGAAGATATGAAAAAATGTCCTAAGGGTTTTAAAAAAGTATATGGTAAGTGTGTAAAGTTAGCTGAGGTAGGCGAAAGAGGAGGGATCAAGAAATCTCCTAAAGCACCAAAGTCAGATACACCTAACCCAAACCCTAAAGGTAAAGGAACAGCAAAAGGCGATGCCTCAACAACAAGAGGTGCTAAGGTATCTAAAAAAGATGAGGCTACTTTAAAAAAAAAGTCTGATGAGTTTAACGAGAGATACAAAAAGAAATTAGGCTATGGTGTAAATGTAGGAATGTTAAAGGCTGTATTCCAAAGAGGCTTAGGTGCATTTAATGTTTCAAGAAGTCCAAGAGTATCAAGTGCTTCACAGTGGAGCTTTGCAAGGGTAAATGCTTTTTTATACTTAGTAAAGAATGGCAGACCACAAAACGCTAAATATACAGGAGATTATGATCTGTTACCAAAAGGACATCCTAAGAAACCATAATGCCAAGAAAAGTTGTAAATGTATATAGGAAGAATAAACGTAAATCACACCCACACAGCAAAAATGCGAGTGTAGGACAAACAGGATATAAAAAAAAATATAAAGGTCAAGGAAGATGAGTAAAAAAAGAATAAGTAAAATGCTTTTTAGCAAAGAGAGAGTAGAGTTAAATATTGTTGATGATTTAAAAAAATTAAATACAACATATTATAGAAGTACAGATACAGCTAACTCTATAATAAAAGGTTTGTTAAGTGAGGCAAGAGCTGCTGAATCTAAAATAGATGAGGCTATAAAGGCAGCAGATAAAATACAGCCAATAGTTACTGAAGTTAGAAAAATGGCACAAGAATTAGGTATTAATCCTAATAACATAAAAGAATTGCAATCAGCAGAGGGTGCAATAAGTGAATCAGCAGAATACAAACAAGTATTAGCAACTATTAAGAAGTTTATATCATCTATCTAATGAAAAAATTTGAAACACCAAGTAAGACAAGTCCAAGAGGAGGACGTAGAGGTTGTTTATGTAAAGACGAAACCTATTCAGTAAAGTGCTGTAAGGGTAATATAATAAATCAAGGAATCGGTAAAATATAAGTTATGAGAAAAAAAGCGATGAGAAATGTGTCAATAATGACAGAACTATCTACAGAAAAAGTAGAGTTAGCTTTAACAGATGATTTAGAAAGAATAATAAACGCATTAAATTCACAGCTTTCTATTGATGATAGAGTAATGAAAGAAAGTGTAAAACTTTATAGTGATTTAGTTAATACAATGCCTAAAGCAAAAGAAAGAATTGAAACAAATAGAGCTGTTGTAAAAGCAACTGATGGCAAAATTGAAATTGCAGAAAGAACACTAAAACAAGTAAAAAAAGCTGCTGAGGATTTGGGCGTAAATGTATCAAGCATAGATGGTTATAATAAATTGGAACAACTTATTAGCGATGTGCAAAAAAGTCAAAAAAATGTAGATGAAATAAGCGATAGGCTACAAAAGTTATTTTAAAATAAAAATGCAAATATAAATTTTAACACGTTATAGTAATATGAAATCAACAGAAATCTTAAACAAAATCAAGACTTACTTAGGAGAAGAAGTAAAAGAAGAATCTCCAAAGGAAGCATTAGAGTTAGCACAGCTAAAACTCGAAAACGGAACAGTATTAGAAGCAGATGCTTTTGAATCAGGAAACGAAATCTTTATTCTGACAGAAGATGAAAAGGTAGCAGTACCACAAGGCGAATACCTAATGGAAGATGGAAGAATGTTAGTTGTAGAAGAAGAAGGAGTTATTGCAGAGATCAAAGCTGCTGAAGAAAAAGAAGAAGAAGTAGAGCAGGAAGAAGAAGAGAAAGAAGAAATGCAATATGTTCGTAAAGAAGAATTTGAATCAGCCGTTGAGGAAATCAAAGGTATGATTAAAGAGCTTAAGGATGAAAAAGAGAAGAAAGAAGAAATGGCAGAGGAAGTTAAGGAAGAACTTAGCAAAACTCCTGCTGTTGAGCCAATCGCTCACAATCCTGAAGTACAAGAGAAATTTAAAGTAAGATTCGGTAATAACCGAAAAGAAACAACTTTAGATAGAGTAATGAAAAAATTAACCAATAATTAAAATTTAATAAAATGCCAAATCCAACAATTACAAGTAGTAGTTATGCAGGTGAGTTTGCAGGTAAGTATATTGCTGCGTCTTTATTGACAGCAAAAACTTTAGATGATGCTGCGATAACTATACTACCAAACATCAAGTACAAAGCTGCTATGAAAGTAGGAGCATTTTCAAATTTAGTAAGAAGTGCTGACTGTGATTTTGATTCGTCAACTTCAGGTCTTACACTTACTGAAAAAGTATTAACACCAACTGAGTTACAGGTAAACTTACAAATCTGTAAGAAAGAATTACACGCTGACTGGGAAGCTGCACAGATGGGCTTTAGTGCTTTTGACAACCTACCACCACTATTCTCTGATTTCGTTATCGCAAGAGTAGCTGCTGAGGTTGCAAGTGCAACTGAAACTTCTATTTGGAGTGGTAGTTCAGGAGAGGGTAACTTCGATGGTTTTGTAACATTAGCAACAGCAGATTCTACAGTAGTAGATGTGTCTAAAGCAACTGTAACATCATCTAACGTAATTGCTCAATTAGGAGCTATCGTTGATGCTATTCCATCAGGAGTTTACGGAGCAGACGATCTTGTTCTTTATGTATCATCAAACATCTATAGAGCTTACATTAGAGCTTTAGGAGGTTTCGGAAGTTCAGGTTTAGGAGCAGCAGGTTACGAAAATAGAGGTAACAACCAATCATTAGATAACTTATTCTTTGATGGTGTTAGAATCTATCAATCATCAGGTTTTGCTGACAACAACGCAATCGCTGCAAGATCAAGCAACTTATTCTTTGGAACAGGTCTATTAAACGACAGAAACGAAGTAAAAGTTATTGATATGTCAGATATTGATGGATCACAGAACGTAAGAGTAGTAATGAGATATACAGCAGGATGCCAAATCGGTGTAGGTGCTGACGTAGTTCTTTACTCATAATTAACTAATCTATAAAGGGGTAGTTAACCCTACCCTTTTTTTTTAATACAATAAAAATATGGCTTGTGCAATAACAAAAGGTAGAGGTATAGGATGTAAAACAGCCTTTGCTGGTATTAAAAATGTATATATATTAGATTATGATAGTTCACACGGTCAAGTAGTTGCTGCTTTAACACCAAGTTCAGGTACTGTAACTTTACCAACGGACAATAGTGCAGAGTTTTTTAAGTTTGAGGTAAAAGGAGGACAATCTTCTTTAGAAACATCAGTAAATTCTTCAAGAGAAAATGGAACTACTTTTTACGAAAGTACTCTTAACGTTACTTTGCAAACTTTAGATGTAGCAACGCAAGAGGAAATTAAACTTCTAAATAGAGGTAGAGCGCTATATGTGATAGAATTATATCCTAATGGTGTGGGAACAATTAAGTATTTACTTATGGGACACGGTAACGGAGCAGAAATTACAGGTGGCACTATCGTAACAGGAGCAGCAGCAGGAGACCTTCAAGGTTTCACACTAACCGCAGTTGCAACAGAGGTATTTCCTCCGTTCTTCTGTACTATTCCAGATGTTGCAAGTGCAACTATGGATCCTGATGCATAAAAAATGATTAAATAGTAAATTATATACATTAAAAATTAGCCACTCTTTTTGGGTGGCTTTTTTTATACACAAAATCTAAACTTATTACGTTATATAAGTATGATACGTTTAACGACATCTGCATCAGCTCAAACATTGAAAATAATTCCAAGAAGTTATGCAAGTACGATTAGTATGATAGTAAGAGACGATACAAAAAACACCTCAACAACATACTCATCTATAAGCACTTCTACGGATAAAAATTATTTAGTGATATCACAAGCATTAAGCCCTGTACTTGTAGAGGGTAGATTTTATGATTTGACTGTAAAAGAGGGTAGTAACGTTATTTATAAAGACAAGATATTTTGCACAGATCAAGCAGTATCTTCTTATTCTGTAAATAACAACGAATACACAATACCAACAGGAGATGATGTTCACGATAACGATTATATTGTAATATGAAAAATAAATCAGATTTAAGTATTGTAAATTTAAGCACCTATACTTCTCCTGTAGTTAAGGAAGTAAGAGGCAAAGACTTTATAGAATACGGAGAAGATAACAACTACTTCCAATATCTTATAGACAGATACAATGGTAGTCCCACCAATAACGCTATTATAAATGGTGTTAGCGAGATGATCTACGGAAAAGGGTTAGATGCTACCAACTCAAATAAAAAGCCTAATGAGTACGCTCAAATGAAAGCGTTGTTTAACAATGATTGTACCAGAAAGCTATGCTATGATCTAAAACTTATGGGTCAATGTGCTGTACAGGTTATCTACTCAAAAGATAGAAGCAAGATTGTTCAGTTAGAACATATGCCAATAGAGACGTTAAGAGCTGAGAAGTGTAACGAAAAAGGCGAAATAGAGGGTTACTATTACTTTAGTGATTGGTCAAAGTACAAGCGAGGAAACGAACTAAAAAGAATACCTGCATTTGGAACTTCTAAAGAGGGATTGGAAATACTTTACATAAAGCCTTATAGAGCAGGTTTTAAGTATTATAGTCCTGTAGATTATCAAGGGGGAACACAATACGCAGAATTAGAGGAGGAGATATCTAACTTCCATTTAAACAACATACTAAACGGACTTGCACCAAGTATGTTAATCAACTTCAATAATGGAACTCCTGATCCTGAGCAAAGGGAAATGATAGAAAGAAGAATCTACGAAAAGTTTAGTGGCTCAAGTAATGCAGGTAAATTTATTTTAGCATTTAACGACAATCCAGAAACTGCTGCAAGTATAGAGCCTGTTCAATTAAGTGATGCACACCAACAATATGAGTTTCTAAGTAACGAAAGTTCTAAAAAGATTATGGTATCTCACAGAATTGTAAGTCCTATGTTATTTGGTATAAAAGATGACACAGGTCTTGGAAACAATGCAGATGAGTTAAAGACAGCATCTATACTATTTGACAATCTTGTAATTAAGAGCTTTCAAGGACTTTTAATTGATGCGTTTGACCAAATACTTGCTTACAACGATATCGCTCTTAATTTATACTTTAAAACGCTTCAGCCACTTGAATTTGTAGATATGGAGAACATCGAAGATGAAGAAACTAAGGAAGAAGAAACAGGAGTTAAGTTAAGTAAAGAAGATGACTTTAGAGATTCTATAGCACAAGATCTTATAGACTTAGGAGAAGATGAGGAAGAACTACTTAAGGATTTTGATTTAGTAGATGAATCAGAAGTTGATTATGAGTTTGATGATGAGATGGACGAGCTTATAGAACAAACTAATGACGAAGTAAAATTAGCAAGAGTAGGTAAAGCAACACCTTATAGAGAAAGCGACCAAGATGGTAAAACACCTGCTGCTAAATTATTAGGTTTTACATTTTTAGTAAGATACTATTACAGTCCAAACAGAGTTAAGAGAACATCAAGAGAGTTCTGTAAAAAAATGGTAAGAGCAAAAAAGGTGTATCGTAAAGAAGATATAAAAGCTATGGATCAAATAGCAGTCAATGCAGGGTTTGGTAAAGGTGGCTCAGATACTTACTCTATATGGCTTTACAAAGGTGGTGCAAGATGTGAGCATTATTGGTCTCGTAGAACATATTTAAGAAAAGATGGCAATAAGAGTTTAGGCAAAAAGCTATATGATAGTGAGGCTAAGAGACGAGGTTTTAC